TATAAGGAATACACTAGTGACACATAACACAGACGTATTAAAAACATTTGGTGGAGTATTTAGATTATCTAATGTAGCGAAGAAGATTGATGATACTAATATTGCTATTATATCTAACGTTACACGTGTGAAGATGACAAAGAAAATTATACCTACAATTGGTACAGCTAAATCATATTCACTTAAATACAATCAAGCATTAACAGATTTAGATGCGACTTCAGGTACTACAGGTTCTTATGTAACATCAAATACATTTACATTTACTGGAGTAAGTGGAGCAAAGCTTAAAGACTTTTATGATACAGATTCTGGAACGCGTATTGTTCAAGTGGTAGACGCATCTGGATTAGTATTAGATACAAATGCTGGGTCAATAAATGAAACTGCTGGCACAGTCACTCTTAATTCATTTAATGTAGATGCTTTACCTACTGGGCAAACCACAATAGATATAACTGTAAAGGCAGCGAGCACTGATGTTGCACCTGCTAGAAATGTATTATTGAGTATTAATACTTCAACCGCGACAATTGAAGGTGAAGTAGATACTATGGCTACTGGTGGTACAACTGCTGGTATTGATTACGGTACAACGAGCGCATAATGTCAAATAACCTTGGTAAATATAACATATCATCTTACATAGATGAACTAGTACCTGATCATGTAGAATCTTCATATCCTGATCTAGTTAATTTTCTTAAGACATATGCATTATATTTAGAGCGTTCAAATTCATCAGGGTTTTATTTAAATGCTTTAGATATTCAAAGAGATATCGATCATGTTGAAGAGAATCTATTAACTGAATTACAGAACGAAATTGGTATTGCTGTACCAAGAGATTTTGCTACAGATCCAAGGATGTTCTATAAGCGCTTGAGTGAATTCTATATTAGTAGAGGTACACCTGAATCTATTACAGCATTCTTTAGAATGATCTATGATGATGAGGTTGAAACATATTTTCCGTATATAGATATACTTAATCCTTCTGATGGAGATTGGACAGATCAATCATCATCAATTATAGCGGATAGAACACAATATACTGCAAGTAATACATTCACATTATCGGGGACACAAGCAAATCCAACAAGTGTTACTGGAACAACTGATGAAGGTTATGATGCATTCTTTGATGATCATGTTGTATTTGTAAATAATACATTACAAACACCAGGTACAGATTATGCTGAAGAGGTATATTCAGATACTACTATAAAATATAGATTAAATTTTACAACACAATTATCAGCTGGTGACGTTGTAAGAACATATTCTAAAGGTTTGTTTACTACTGCTAATGGATTCTTGTCTGATAAGAAATTTATACAAGACTCTTATTATTATCAGAAGTTTTCATATGTATTAAAAACAGGTAAGAATGTAGCTGATTGGAAAAATGCATTTACAAGATTGATTCACCCAGCAGGATTTAAGTTCTTTGGTGAGATTGTAATCTTAGTGAAGCTACTTACATCAGGTAATAACCAAACACAATTTGGTAATTTACCAGCTGCTCCAGGATTAAACTCAATTAATATTGGTGCATTCCAAGTTGGACCAGTAAGTTTTAACAGTCACATATTAGAGAAATCGTATACTCACTTCGCAAATGGAAGTTCAGAGTTGAGTAAGATAGGTATGCAAAATCATTGGGATAATATGAAGTTTAGATATTTAGGTCCGAACTCAGATTTAGCTCATTGGACACTGCAAGATAGTATAAATAACAATATAACTACACAATTCGGAATGGGTGGAAACAACTCACTCGTAATAACATAAAAGAGGAAATAAAATGGCAGCAATAATCACAAGTAAATTCAGACTGGATACAACGAATAAGTTTGTTGGAAGTCTTAGTGATAATCAATTCTACATGGCTTTGGGACGGCCGAATGCATGGACACCAAGTGATGCAGTACCGGACACTCCATATGAAAATGACTATGCATCAAATACTTTGTGGGAAAACATGTTCGCCATGAAGAGAGTTGATGCCGCAGATATTATTCATAGCTCACCGAGAAACCTATGGGTTTCTGGTACAACATATGCAGAATATGATGATCAAGATACAAACATAGAAAGCAAAGTATATTTTGTTATTACAACAAATAACAATGTATACATGTGTTTAAAGGCAGGAACTGGAGCTTCATCAGTTGATCCAGATGTAATAGGTGTACAAGTTTCTGGTGTACATGTTACAGGTGCAGATGGTTACATATGGAAATATATGTTTACATTAACATCAACCCTTGCAACTAAATTTTTAACATCATCATTTATACCGGTTAAACATATTAAAGAAAATCCAGGTTCTGGAGATCTTGCATTGGCAAATCAATGGTCTGTACAACAAGCAGCTGTTGATGGTGCAATCTATAATATGAAGATCACAACTGCAGGAACTGGATATACATCAGCTCCAACATTAACAATTGCAGGTGATGGCGCAAGTGCTGCAGCTACGGCTACAGTATCTGGTGGAGCTATCACAGGTATCACAATGACTAACGTTGGTACAGGATATACTCACGCTACTGTTACTGTAACAGGCGGTGGAGGTTCTAATGGTGCAATTAGACCAGTTATCGGCCCTCAGGGTGGATTTGGTGCAGATCCTACTAATGATCTTCGCTCACACTATGTAACAGTTAATAGTATATTTACGGGTGATGAGTCAGGTGCAATTCCTGATGCAAATGATTTTAGACAGATAGCTCTTTGCAAAAACCCAATTAAAAGTGGTGCTACTGCAAGTGTTACAGTAACCGCCGCTAACTCAATGGTTGTAGGTCAATTTTATAAGATTTTAACAATGGGTACAACTACTGATACATTATGGGAAACTGCAGGGACATCAGCTAATCCAGTTGTTGGAGAAGTATTTAAAGCTATAGCAGCTACAGTAACTGGTTCAACTACAGGTACTATTGCCGGTATTGCAGAAGGAAGTGCATATAATCCAGCAAAAAGTTTAGCTGTTGCAAATACTACAACATTTGCTGTTGATGCAGTAATAGAAAGTATTACCGGGGCTGGTGCAGTTGTTGCCAAAGCAATGGTGGTAGAACATGTTGGTGGTGTATTACATTATATACAAAATGAAGTTACTGGATTTGGTACATTTAATGCATCTAATAATATTAGACTTGAAGGTACTTCAGGATCAGGAGTAGATGTTACTGCAGTAACTGCTCCTTTAATTAATCATCATTCTGGTGATGTAATGTTTATAGAAAATAGAACATCAACAACACGAGACACTGGGCAAATAGAAACCGTAAGATTAGTAATCGCATTTTAAATAGGATAGAAGCATGGCAATTTCATTTAACGTAGAACCATATTGGGACGACTTTGAGTCGGTTGCATCGGGCAATACACTCAGCCCTAAAGAACAGTATCAAAGGATATTATTTAGGCCTGGTAAGGCAGTACAAGCAAGAGAATTAACCCAGTTACAAACAGCATTGCAACATCAAATATCTTCAACTGGAGATCATATATTTAAAGATGGTTCAGTTGTTATTCCTGGTGCAGTTCACTTACATAATAAAATTGACTATGTAAGATTATCAGCAATTAACACTAGTGCAGTTGCAGATATAGTAGGTACTGAATATAGTGATGCTTCTGGTAACAAAGTAAGAGTTGTTCATGCGACATTAGCAGCTGGATCAGATAGTGCCACACTATTTGTACAATACATTTCAGGTGCGGTGTTTGCGAGTGGAGCAAGTCTAACAGCAACAGGAGGTAAGACAGCAACTGTTGCAAGTACTAATGATGCTGCTGGAAAAACACCAGTTGGATTTGGTTCAATTGTATCTATTGAAGATGGTATCTATTATATTAAGAAACATATGGTTTCAGTTAAAGCTAAAACTATTGTTTTAAACAAATACTCTCCTGATGTATCATTTGATATCGGCTTACTTGTTACTGAATCCCTTGTCAGTTCAGGTACTGATGCATCACTAAATGATAATGCTACTGGTACACCTAATGAATCAGCTCCAGGTGCACATCGTTATTCTATTACAGCAGTCTTATCTTCTCAAGCAGTTAATGCAAACTCAGGTAATTTTGTTCTTATTGCTCGATTAGAATCTGGTATTATTACTAAACATGCACGCTCTGCTGAGTATAGTTTATTAGAACAAGAATTAGCTCGTAGAACATTTGATGAATCAGGTAACTACTATGTTAATCCATTTAAAACTCTTATTAAAACACATCAAGCCTCAAGTCCTGATGCCACAAAATTAACCGCGGTTGTTGAGCCTTCAAAGGCTTATGTAAGAGGATTTGAGATTGAAACATTATCAAATACAAACGTACATTTTGATAGAGCTAGAACATCTGAAGTAGTTAATGATAAACTAACAGAGATGACTCATAATAATTATATTGAAGTTGAAGCAATGACCGGAGTTCCTGATATTACATCATTCAGTAAAGTAAATATTTTAGCAAATAATGGTAGTACTATTCTTGGCACATTCCGACCTCGTTCAATTGAGAGAGTAAGTGGTAATGGTGCATCAGCTGCATCAAGATATAGAATACACATATTTGATTTTACTGGTACAATGACTGGTGCAAAAACACTAGACGATGCAGATGGTTCTACTACATTTGCTGCAACGATTTCTGATCCAAATTCCTCAGTGTCTCTTGGACCAGATGCCACAGCGTATAACCTTGGACCAGACTCTTTAATATATGAATTGCCATACAAAAGAATTAAAACACTAAATGGTCAAGTAGATGAAACTTTAGCAGATGATTTTGAGTTTAGGTATGAGGTTAATCGTATAGTTGGTAGTGCAACAGTATCAGGTACTGGTACAGCCACATTTACTGCATTAACAAGTGGAGAACAATTTGGTACTAAATCATCTAATACTAACTGGATTCTAATAAATGACACAAATGATGGAGATGGCGGAGAAGCGATTACAAACACCTCTACTCAAGTTACTATTAATAATAGTGTAACTCCTCCAACCGTTGTTATATCTGGTTTACCGACATCTGGAAATTTAGGTGGAGGACAAAGTGATGGTGCTGTAGGAGATACAGTAAGACTTATTGCTCCAATGGTACGTACATTAGCTCAAAAGTCAAAGAACCTTAATAATGCAACAAAAAGTTTTAGTGCAGGCACAGACTTTACTGGTACTGGTCAAAATCTTGGACATGCAGACGTACATGAATTAGTATCTATTACTGAGGATTCAGGTGGTGCAAATGTTACTACTCATTTTGATTTAGACAACGGACAAAGAGATACTCATTATGATCTTGGTCGTATTAAGTTAAAAACTACATCTAACTATACAGCTGCTGTAGCGCTTACTGCTACATTTAAATATTTCTCACACACAACAGGAGATTTCTTTTCGGTTGATTCATACACAGGTGAAATCGATTATGCAGATATTCCTAAGATTGGTGATATAGAATTAAGATCAGCTATTGATTTTAGACCAAGAGTTGGTAATGGTGGTGTTGTATTTACAGGAACAGGAGCTGTTACTGCAATTGCTCCAGTAAGATTCTCTCAATTCTCAACTAATATTCAATTTTATTTGCCACGAATCGATAAGATCTATCTTGATTCAAGCGGTGTATTTGGTGTTTCACCAGGTGTCCCAGCAATTTATCCAACAGAACCTGAAATTCCTACTGATGCAATGCATTTATACACTGTTACTGTTCCAGCATATACATTAACACCAGATGAGGTTAATGTAGACTTTATCGATAATCGTAGATATACTATGCGTGATATCGGCCGTATTGATAAAAGAATATCTCAAGTAGAATACTATTCAGTACTGTCATTCCTAGAATCTGAAGCACAGAATAAACAAATATTAGATGGAAGTAATAACCCAAGATTTAAATCAGGTTATTTGGTAGATGCATTTGCAAATACAAGAGTATCTAATTCTGCATCATCTGAATATAGAGCTTCTGTTGATATACCAAATCGTGTATTAAGACCATCTTTTGCATCTGGTAATGCTGCATTAACATATGTTTCATCGGGAGTGAATGGAGCTTCTAGTTCAACGGGTACAACAAAAACTGGAGACTTAGTTACATTACCATATACTACGAATACAACTGCTAGTAATGTGATATCGCAAACACAATATTCTGGCCAAATCAATGTTAATCCATATGATGTATTTAACTGGACTGGTGGAATGACACTTACACCATCATCTGATGAGTGGAGAGATATTGACCGTAGACCTGAAGTTGTTATTAATAACGATGGTGAATTCGATGCAATGATGAAAGTCCTCGAGCCTCAAGTAGGTACTGTATGGGGTGATTGGTCAACTAACTGGTCTGGAAGAACAAGACTTGGTCGTGTTGATGGATCTGATCGTAGAGATGTAATTGAGACTGGAACAGCTACAAGAACGGGTATTCAACGAACAATTGAGGTGCAAACATCAAGATTTAGTGTTGGTGATCGTATAGTAGAGGTTAACTTTATACCATTTATGAGAACAAGATTAGTTGCCTTTTCTGCAACTCGCATGAAGCCTGCAACTCAAGTATATGCATTCTTTGATGGTGTATCGGTTGCTAACTTTGTTAAATCAGGAAGTCATTCATTTACACCTTTAGTTGGTGTTAATACTGTTACTGTTCACCCAGGTGGCGCATCTACTCTAACAACTGATGCTAACGGTGCAGTGTCTGGTACATTCCTTATACCAAATAACTCATCATTAAGCTTTGCTACTGGTCAGAAAGAATTTAAACTTACTCAATCATCTACGAATGATGATGAAGTAACTACTACATCTGCTACAGCAAACTATCAAGCAACAGGATTATTAGAGACGAGAGAGAATGTTATTGTTTCTACAAGAACTCCTGTTATTCAGAGAAACTCAGTAAGTGATACAAGAAATAATGAAAGAGTTATTGGTAGAGTAATAAGAAGATGGGAAGATCCATTAGCACAATCAATATTACTTGACGAAGCTGCATTTATTACTTCAGTAGATCTTTATTTTACTGCGAAAGATGCTGCTATACCGGTACAAGTAAGCATACGTGAAATGGTCAATGGATTCCCAACTCAAAACGTTCTTCCATTTGCTAATGTAGTTCTTAATCCTGCTTCAGTAAACACATCAGGTGCAACTACATTTACATTCCCATCACCAGTGTATCTACAAGATGGTACTGAGTATGCTATTGTTATTATGGCTAACTCAAACAAGTACTTAGTACGCTACGCTGAGATTGGTAAAGAAGATCAGAACGGTAATAGAATATCACAACAACCATACAACGGTGTATTATTCAAGTCACAGAATGCCTCAACATGGACAGCTGATCAGAATAAAGACTTAACGTTTGTATTAAAGAGAGCTGTATTTGATACAACTACTCGTGTAGCAACATTAAGAAATGCTGCTTTGCCTTCAAGACAATTACAAGCTGACCCATTAACTACTGTAGTTACTGCGTCGAATGCTGATA